ATCTATCTCGGTGATCGCCGCATCCGAACACGCCCACGGAGGCTCCTACGATTGCATCCTCATAGACGAACTCTGGGACATTAAAGCGGAGGTGATCTTCACTGCGTTGCGCCCGTCTCAGATCGCTAAGACCAATCCGATGATGCTCATGTTCTCAACCGCTGGGGATCTGTCATCCACGGCCATGATCCAGTTGCGCTCTCAAGGCATCGCCGCCATTGACTCAGGGAAGGAGACCGCGTTCTATCTTGCCGAGTGGTCACCGCCACCCGGAGTCAGTGTGGAAGATCGGCAATGGTGGCCGTGGGCTAACCCAGCACTCGGCACCACAATCACCATGAAGGCTCTCGAGTTAGCGTTCGACTCACCAAACCGTCAAGCGTTCATCCGAGGTCACTTGAACCTATGGATCGCATCCGCTGAGGCGTGGCTCCCCTTGACAGTTTGGGATCGGCAGCACACCGCCGAACTGATGCCCGATGGCGGTCACCTCGTCATTGACTCCTCATTAGACGGATCGCGTTATGTCGGAATTAGGGCCGCCATGTCGGAAGGTCATGTCATCTTGGAGACTGCGTTCAGCGTGGACTCCGAGGCGCAGATGTGGGGCGAAGTCGTTCGCATCATGGCAGATCCGAAGATCATGCTCGGTGTCACCCCTTCGCTGGAGATTCACACACCTCCCGATCTGCGCCGACGGATGACCATTGTCGGCTACGCCGAACTCATCAAGTGGACTGCCATGGCGCGCTCAATGATCGTGGAAGATCGTGTGAGACACACTGGCGACATCGGTCTTGCTGAGCACATGGCGCGCGCAGTCGCAGTTAAGACGAACCAGTCCATCGTGCTCTCTTCGCAGAAGTCACCCGGGCCCATAGAACTCGCCCGGTGCGCCGTCTTCGCCATTGCGCTCGAGTCACGCCCAGCCCAACAAAAGAAGCCAATGATTGCGTTCTATTGAGTAGAAATCCACAAACAGAAGTGAGAGAATCGCTTCGTGGCACTATTCGGCAACAAGAAGCAGACACCCTCCTTCACACACGCGCCGCTTCAAGCAGCAGCGGGAAGTGCCGCGCAGGTGGGTCAGTTCTACTCGTACTCTGTCGGGGCGAGCACAGAACTGGCCCTCTCCTGCGCAACAGTCGCACGCGCCACACAGATGATCTTGAGCATGGTCGGATGTCTCCCGCTACGCCACTACACCAAACAGTGGACTGGCGAACGGTACGAGAAGATCTATCTTGAAAATGAAGCGTGGATGGATGCTCCAGATCCGAAGTCCACCATGAACTTCATCATGAGCAACACGGCCATGGACATAATGATGAGGGGAAGAGCCTTTTGGTTTGTGACAAGTAGGTCATCGGCAACAGGTCGCCCGCTCTCCTTCCAATGGTTGCCCGCCTCAATGGTGTCCACACTTGACCAAGCGGGCCCGCAATTCTTCGGACAGTCCAATCAGATCACCTTTAACGGTGTCCAGTTGCCAACCGAAGATGTCATCCAGTTCATCAGTGGTGTTCAAGGATTCCTCTTTACTGGTGCCCGCACAATCCAGACTGCTCTCAAACTTGATCAGGCCGCTGAACGCTTCGCAGTAAACGAGATCGCAGCGGGCTGGTTGCAAGTTGGAGACAACGCTGAACAGATGTCCGCTGAGGATCTTGGTGAACTCGCCGCATCATGGCGACAAGCAAGGCAGCAAGGTGCCATAGGCGCACTATCGGGCTCTGTGTCATTTCACGAATTTCAGTCCGACCCAAACAAACTCCAACTACTTGAGTCGCGCCAATACAGTTCGCTCGAAGTTTCTCGACAAGTCGGTGTCCCTCCTTACCTTTTAGGCATCGGGATCAGTGGATCGTTCACATACCAGAACGCGCAACAAGCACGCCAAGATCTTTACCTATTCGGCGCGAAGCAAGTCCTTGATGTTATTCAGATGACTTTAAGCATGACCAATGTTCTTCCGCGGAATCGCTTTGTTGAGTTTGATGTAGAGGCGTACCTATACGAGAACAATCTTGCCGAAGTACCAATTGAAGAAGCACGCGACACAGAACGAGAAGAGATGTATTCATGATCAAGTTCAACGCTCAACTGGTGACGCTTGATGCGGCCGCCGAAGATGGCACACCAACGCGCACGATCACAGGGCTCGCAGTGCCATGGAATGTAGTTGCGAATCTGTCCAACGATGTCGGCCCAGTGAAGTTCTTGGAAGGCTCCATCTCGGTTGATGGCCCAATGCCAAAACTCCTGGAGTATCACGACGACACAAGAATTATCGGCCGCGTGACCGAGAGAGTGTCAAGCAGCGAAGGATTATTATTCACTGCAAAGTTAAGCGCGACACGCGCCGCTGATGATGCGATGGCTCTTCTTGCCGATGGCTCTATCTCGGCAGTGTCAGTCGGAGCAATCCCAATCAAGTTCAAGCGCGTTGATGGTGTCATGGAAGTGAGCGAGGCTCGAATGATTGAATTATCGCTCGTCTCATTCCCGGCATACGCCGACGCGGAAATACAATCTGTATATGCCTCAGCAGAGGAACCAGAAGAAATACCAGAAGAACCAACCCCACCACAACCATCCGAGGAGGATGACATCATGTCAGAACCAACCACAGTTGAAGCCGCCATCGCGACTCAACCCATCTACGCAACAGTCAAGAAAGAAGTCAAGATCCCAACCGCAGGCGAATATCTACAAGCCGCCATCGCTGGAGGAGATCAGTGGAGAGCATTCCACGAAGTCCTCAAGGCCGCCGCTCCAGATGTCAGTCTCGCTGACGGCCCCGGAGTCTTGCCCGAGTTAATCATCGGCCCGGTATACAACTCGTTCATCGGTATGCGCCCAGTCGTGGATGCCGTAGGCGTTCGCTCAATGCCAGCATCGGGATCCACTTTCATTCGCCCGAAGGTGACGACACATAACTCGGTCGGACTTCAGAACCCAGACAACACCACGCTCACCGCATCTACTTTTGTGATCTCCCAAGAGACGGTCACAAAGGGCACCTATGGCGGCTATGTAAACATCTCGGAGCAGATCATCTCGTGGAGCGATCCTTCAATGCTCACTGCGTTACTTGATGACATGGCTCGCATCTATATGAACGAGACCGACAATGTGGCGTGTGACGATCTTGTAACCGGGGCAACTACAACCCGTAACTTCGGCGATCAAACACTTCCAGCAGATTGGCTCAACTGGATTGGCGGCGCAAGCACTACCATCTTGACCGCATCCAACGGCAACAATCCGAACACTCTCTTCGTGTCCGCAAATGTTTTCGGGGATCTTGTCGCTTTGAGCGATACGGCTGGCCGACCATTGTTCCCGAACCTGAACGCGCAAAACGCTTTTGGTGCGGTCGCAGTCACCAGCGATGTCGGAACAGCGTTCGGCTGCCGAGTCGTGCGTGACCGTAACTTCGTGGTTGACACTCTGATCCTCGGAGACACTTCAGGATACGAACTGTTTGAGCAGCAACGCGGAAGCGTGTCAGTGTTGGCACCATCAACCTTGAGCACCGTCTTGGCATTCCGTGGAGACTTCTCCACGCTTGTCATTGATCCTGACAAGTTTGTCAAAGCAACGCTTTACTAAGCAACCACTGAGATTCTGAGAGCCTGAACCATGTCCACCTTCACTGTCACACATCAGCAGATCACTGACAATGTGTGCGTGGTTCAGACTCTCGAGTCCACAGACATTCTCGTCGGACAAGAGATCACACTCTCAGGATGCGACGCAACAATCAACGGTGTTCACACCGTCTTCCAGATACCGATCTACTACTTCACAGGGATCAACGACGCTGGCGATTATCTGTTCAATGATCAGATCCTCTTCCGCAATCAGATTCTCTTTCAACTTGTAGATGATGACATTGAGCGGTCGGCCGTTGATCCTGTCGGATCACTCCAGTGGACAACACCGACCGAGTGCGTCTGGTGTGATGTTCCCGATCTTGAGGAATTCCTCGGCATCAGTGGCGCGACTGCCAATGACACACTCTTCATGACATCATCAGTGAACGCGGCGAATGCTTGGTGTTTCAAGCGTCGGTCGCAGGCTGGATACAAGGACGATCTGGTCAATGTTCCAGATGCGGCCGTTCTCTCGGGAGTGGTGTTGATGGCGGCTTCGCTATATCGAGAGCGTGGTTCTATTGACTCCTTCGCGAGTTTCCAAGACATGACGATCTCCGCACCAGTCGCATCCATGGGGCGCATCAACTCGCTTCTCGGCATCAAGAGAGCGCAAGTGGCATGAGATGCCAAACCTTCTCTACGACTCGGCCGTCATATATGACACCGAAGACTACACCTACTCCGGCATGACTATCACCGAGGGCATATTCCGCGACACCATCACAGTGATTGCCGACTCTCTCACTGCGCTCGCTCTCGTACCAGTGACCGATCCACGCAACGCACGCCCGCTCACCGTGTTCGTGGAACTCCCCACCTTCACCGCGTTCAACAATCAGATTGCCGACATCACTTGCGACATTCGAGTCCTCGGTGCGCCTCCCGGCAACCAAGACGCAACCAACTACATTCTGACCGTGGTAGACACCATTATGGATTCCGAGATCGCAGTCCTATCAGGATCACCAAGCATCGCCCAGATCGGTTCACAAGAACTTCCCGCATACGACCTCACAATTCGGATCGCTGCTCAGCGAGTCCCTTAAACAAAGGAAACAATAATGGCAACTACCGCAACTACTTACCTCGCGAATCCGACCGTCATGATCGGGGCCGTGGATGTCACCGCAATGTGCAATAGCGCGGTCTTGACAGTCGGCTACGATTCCCTTGAAATGACAACCTTCGGGGATTCAGGCCACCTATTCACGAAGGGCCTCCAGTCCGTCGGCGTTGAATTGACGCTCTTCGATTACTACGGCGCAGGCTCCGCAGAAGCAACACTCTTCGCCGCAGTCGGCACAGGCACCACCACTCTGGTCATCTCCCCAGCGGGCGCATCCGAATCGGCGACAAACCCTGAATACACAATCACCAACGCAATGATGGCGACCTTCACACCGATCAACGCAACCGTCGGCGAACTGTCCATGATTAACGCATCCTTCACTGGTGGCACATTCGCACGCGACATCACCCCATAATCCAAGGAGACCCGACATGATTGGAATGACACTCAAGGTTGAGATGCTCAACGGTGAGACACACGAGGCCCCAGTGACCTACGGTGTCGCATCGCGTTGGGAAGACCAACACCCACAGACCTCGGTCTCCAAGTTCTTGGAAGACATGAAGTTCAAGCAGTTGGCATGGCTCGCGTGGGATGCGTTGCGAACAAAGAAGATCACAGTCAAAGTCTTCGGGCAGTTCTTGGATGAAGTCGGAGACATCACCTTCATCCCAAAAGCGGAGGGAAAGTCGGAAGGGCCACCAACCTGATCGCACAGTTAGCGGTCAGGACTGGGATCAGCCCGTTGGATCTGATGGAGACACCGCCACACATAATAGATGAGATGATCCGTCTCATTGTTGAGCAGAACGAGAAGAAGTGATGGCACTTGAGACAAAAGGATTCGCAGAGACAATGCGAGACCTCGGCAAGATTGAGCCTGCGATGAAGCGGGCAGTCATCAAAGACATTCGAGGCATCGTGAAGCCCGTGGTGGACATCATCAACGCTCGCATTCCATCGGTTGCTCCGCTCTCTGGCATGAACCACAACGGCCGCACAGGATGGGGAAATGTCAAGAAGGTCGCAGTCAAGATTGATCTGCGTGCTCCTCGTAGTAAGCCCGGCACAGGAACTCAGGGAGGCAAGCAGATGTCCCTTGTTCGGATCATTACCAAGGGTGCACCAGTGGCGATCGTGGACATGGCTGGGAAGTCTGGCGGTGTAAAGTCTCGCCGAGAGTCCAAGTATCAGAGACCGAACTTCGCGTCAGCGTTGGATCCTGTTGGGAGTCCGTCGCGCTTTATGTGGAAAGACATTGAACAGTCCATCGGACTGATTGAACACAAACTTCAGAACACAGTTGATCAAGCAATCTACAACGCCAACAAAGAACTGATGAAGGTGCGCTAATGGCCATAACCATTCCAGTATTGACAACATTCTCGGACAAGGGATTAAAGTCTGCGAAGGCCGCGTTTGCCAATTTCAAAACTGATGTCTCAAATGCGACGGGCGCGATGGGTAAGTTTAAGGCTGGATCTAATGCTGCTCTTGGCGCAGTCAAGGCTAATGCTGGAGCGTTAGCACTTGCTGGAGGTGCGGCTATCGCAGGCTTCGCAGTTAAAGCCATCGGACAGTTCCAAGACCTCGCTCTGGCATCAGGAAAGTTTGCCGACGCGACAGGGCTCTCCGTTGAGAACGCTTCACGGTGGACAGAGATCGGTGGAGACATTGGCATCGGTGCCGATTCCATTCAGACTGCGCTCGGCAAAATGAACAAGACTCTCGGCACCACTCCCGAACTCTTCAAAGAATTGGGCGTGGATGTAGTCCGAACTGACTCGGGCCTCACCGATGTCAACGGAACCTTCTTGGCGGTCATTGACCGACTAAAAGAGATCAAGGATCCCGCCGAGCGCGCTCGAGTGGCGGCGCAACTCCTCGGCAAGGGCTGGCAAGAGATGGCGCAGTTCATCAACCTCGGCTCCGCTGAACTTCAGAAGTCCCTTGACTCGGTATCGGGCGCGCAAGTGATCTCCGATGAAGAACTGAGGAAAGCAAAAGAGTATCGAGACACCATGGATGATCTCGGTGACTTGTGGAGTGGCTTTGTGACTGACGCTGGTGGCGTGTTTGTCGCCATGGTAAACGACTTTAAGGAAGGGA